GGCTGAAGATCAAGCTACTGAGGGCGAGGGCGATACGGCTGACACGGAGGCTGATGGCGAGCCCGCCGAGAAATCGGGGCCCAAGCCCCGCGAAAAAGAGCCCTTCATTCCTAAGTCGCGTTTCGACCGCCGTACTGCGCAGCTACGAGCAGCGGAACGGGAACTAGAAGAAGCGCGCAGCAAGCTCCAGGAAGTGGAAACCGCTAAGCAGAAGGCGGAGCGCGAAGCCAACACACTGTCCGAGGAACAAATCCAGCAGAAGATGACGGCGGCGAACACGGCGCTGTTGGAGGGCAACACCGAGGAAGCGTCCCGGCTCCAGTCGGAAGTGTTTACCGCGCTGCGCCAATCGCCGCAAGACGAACCGGCGCAGGGCCAACAGGTTGATCCGAACAAGATCGCCGCCGACGTGCGCGATCAGATGACCTTCGACCAGACGTTGGAGAAGGTCTACCAGGATTACCCGGCGCTTGACGAGAACTCCGACCAGTTCGACGAATCCGTCAGCCAGGAAGCGGTTGACCTGCAAGCGTTCTACTTCCAGCAGGGCTACACTCGCGCGGAAGCCACCGAACGCGCCGTGACGGCAGTAAGCAAGCTGCATGGGTTGCCGTCCGCTAACCAACCGGCCCAAGCCCCGGCGCAAAGCAAGAAGGCCGACATGGCCAAGCAGGCGCAGCAGCAAGCCAAGCGCGACAAGGTGAGCAAGGCGAAGAAGGCGCCGCCCGAGACAGGCGGCGCGGGTCGCGGGGAGAACAGCGCGGATTCCGTGGACGTGGAAAGCTTGACGGTCGAAGACTGGTCAGCGTTGCCGGATTCGGTACGTGCCCGATTGATGGGGGATGCGCTCTAAGCCCTTGCTATTATTATAGGCTAAGCGTATAGTATGAGAGTCGGTATCGGGTGGTGGACTTGGTACTGGTACTCCCTAGGGAAAGGGGGGTCCCCCCTTGCATTATAGCGTCCTTTCTTCTTGTTGTTTGATCGAAAACCCCGGTTCTTAGGAGCCGGGGTTTTTTGTCACGAATCGTGAAACTGCCGTGCAAGGTTGGCGAGATGCAACTTGGCCCTTATGACATAGCGGCGGTTGTATGTTCTGCGACGGCAGCTAGTGCTTCACCAGAGGTCTTACCTTCGTGCGTTGCTGGGGTGGCTGTTTTCTGAAAGGCTAACCGCTTGGCCTTAGTGGCTGCGCGCCGGAGTGTTTGGCGCGTTTCGCTTTTGCGGGTGTGTTGAGGCTGAACCTGGGGCGCAGGAGTACGATGCACAAGTGTATCGACCGCTGCGGAGGCTGAGCCCACGCCGCTGGCGAGCCCCGCTATGAAGCCGATTGCAATGCTCGCACCTGTCTTTTTTGTATTATCGGCAGTCTCAAGTCCCTCCTATGACGTGACCTTCAGTTTAGACTAAAGGTCGGTGTTCTGCCGCAACTGCCGGACGGACGCGCATTATAGACTTCCGCCATATCGACAGCAAATACGCAACTTGCTCTTTTTAATAAGCTGTGCGAATATAGTAGGTACGATTAGTCCACGATACGGGCCAGGGTCGTTCCCTTAACAGCGCACTTGCTACGGCAGTCCACGATACGGGCAGAGGGTTGTTACATGAGAGATTTTTTACGCCTAGCGAGTGGCTGATTCCTCGCGGGCATATAACCAGCGAGGCCGACCATGGCGAAGACGAATTTTGCTGCCCTGACCGATGAACAGAAAACGGCGTGGGGCATGGATTTCTGGGCACATGCCCGTAACCGTTCCTTTATCAACAAGTTCCTGGGCAAGTCCGCCAACTCGATGATTCATCACGTCACCGAGCTGCGCAAGGACAAGAAAGGCGCCCGCGCGGTACTGACCCTGGTGGCCGATCTACAAGGCGACGGTGTGGTTGGTGATAGCCGCCTGGAAGATAACGAGGAAGCGATGAAGAGCTTCGATACCGTGATCGGTATTGACCAGCTCCGTAACGCAAACCGCCTCGAAGGCCGCATGGCCGATCAGAAGTCAATCGTCAACTTCCGCCGTCAGTCACGCGACAAGCTGGCTTATTGGTTGGGCGACCGTATTGACCAGATTGCATTTTTGACCGTTTCCAGCCTTCCGTACACGCTGCACACTAACGGCGCGCCGCGTACTGGCTCGAACCTTCCGGGTCTTGAGTTTGCTGACGCAACACCCGCGCCGACCGCTAATCGCCAGTTCTATCTGGGCGCAGGCGGTGATCTGGTGCAAGGCACAGGCTTTGACGCACCGGATGGCTCATTGACCCCGCTGACCTATCGGTCACTGGTACGCATGAAGGCCAACGCCAAAGACGCGCACCTCAAGCCGCTACGCTCCAATGGTGGCGAAGACCTGTACATGGTGTTTGTCACGCCGCAGGGCATGGCCGATCTGCGCCTTGATCCCGACTTCATCCAGAACATCCGCCACGCAGGCGTTCGCGGTAAGTCGAACGATCTGTTCTCGGGTGCCTCCAGCGTCATGGTCGACGGCATGATCATCCACGAATACCGCCACGTCTTCTCTAACGAGAAAGCGGCGGACGGTGATCGCTTCGGTGCCACCAGCGGTAATGACACCGGCCAACGTGCGCTGTTCTGTGGCGCTCAGGCGCTTGGCATGGCCGACATTGGTGCGGCTGAGTGGGTTGAGGACGTGTTCGATTACGAGAACGAATTGGGTATCTCGGTCGCCAAAATCTTCGGCTTCTTGAATCCGAAGTTCAAAGGCAACCTGTCCAGCTATGAAACCGAGGAAAACTTTGGCGTCATGGTGCTGGATACCGCGCTGTCCGTTTATGGCTAATACCCCGGCAGGGTAGGCGATTGGGCCGTCCACGCGGCGGCCCCTTTTTGGAGTTGAACCATGACGAAGTACGTTTCTGACAAAGACCTTCAGGTCGTAAAGAACGGTGTCACGGCTCGCTTTGTTGCCGGGGTAGCACGCCCATTGCGCGAATCGTTGGTGGAAACCGCGATCGGCATGGGGGTACGACCGGCGGACGGCAAAGCGCCCGAGCTACCGACAAAAAACATTAAACCCTCGCTTGAGCAGATTGCCGAGGCGATCAAAACGATCAAGGCGCGGGGCCGCAAAAGCGACGTCACCACGACCGGCGATGTGCGTATGAAAGCACTCGAAACCGAGGTGGGCTACGACGTATCCGTGGAAGACCGTGATGCGGCGGCGGCACTGATCGAGGGTTAAGCGATGCCAGTACAGGTGCGGGACGTGCTTTTGCGTTCGCAGAAGCTCATTCAAGACGAAACGGGGATTCGTTGGCCGCTGCCCGAACTGGCGTGCTGGTTTAACGACGGTACCCGCGAAGTGGCGATTCACAAGCCTTCTGCCTCGGCTCGTAGCGTCCTGCTACCGCTGGTACGTGGCACGCGCCAAACGATCCCGGCAGGTGCATTGATGCTTCTGCGCGTGATCCGAAACTTGAAAGACGGCAGCATCGACGAAGCGCGCCTCGGCGGGCGTTCCGTGCGGATCGTCAACCGTGACGTGTTGGATACCCAGCACCCGAGCTGGCACGACGCTGACGTGGCGAGCTTTGCCAAGCAGGTGAAGCACTTCGTGTTTGATGAGTCTGACCCCACGGCGTTTTACGTGTACCCCGGCAATGACGGCCAGGGGCAAGTGGAGGCGTTGGTGTCGCACTCGCCCACGCCGGTGGCTACCACGGGCGAGACGCTTGACGACTACGCGGTCGATCTGCCGTTGCCCGATGTCTACGCGAACGCGGTGCTGGACTACGTGCTGTACCGGGCGTACTCCAAGGACGCGTCGTTTGCCGAGAACATGGAGCGGGCCAACGCGCACTACAACGCATTTGCCACATCCATTGGCTTGAAGCGCCAAAACGAGAACCAATCGGGGCCGACGACCGCAGGCTATCGGGTGACACGCGATGCTTGATCTGGACGAGGAACTGTTGGGCGATGTGCTGATTTCGGTACCGGGATGTCCCGACATGACCGCCGAAAAAGCCATTGCCCGCGCCGCACGGCAGTTTTGCACCGACACGCACGCTTGGCGTGTGACCACCGAATCGCAGCCGGTGATTAAAGGGCTGCGTGACGTGGAGCTGGGGGTGCCCGCCGAGACGACCGTGCTTCGCCCGTATTGGGTGACGTTGAAGTATCGTCAACTGTTGGGCGTTTCCGCGTCCAAGATCACGACCGAAGAAGGCACGCCGACCGGCTACGTTATCGCGCCGTCTGGGACATTGATGCTCGACTGCCTACCGGACGAAACGGTGGTGCAGGATGCCTTGGTGGCCCACTTGGCATTGGTGCCCAAGCGCAGCGAGCTGGTTCTGGCCGATGAGCTTGAGCCGTTTCTCGATATGATCCAGTCGTTGGCCACCGCGTACTTGCTCAGCACACCTAGCGTGGAGTGGGGCGACCGGCGCGCGGCAAGCGATCTGTTTTCGCTGTATCAGGCCGGGGTGCCCGAGGCACGTCGGTTTGGGCAGCAGCGCAATCAATCCATCCATCGCACGGTGAAGTATGGCGGCATCTAACTACGTCGATTTTTTGTTAGTCGATGATCGCGAGACGCTTCGCGAACATTTCACGTTACTTGATGAGGG